CCCAGGATTCGCGGTGCATGTCCACATATATGATGATTAACTAAGCAAGAGATGCTCTAGCAGCTTGTCACACTACCAGCCGACATTTATTTTACCCACCACTATCGAAACGTGGTGCCTATCTAATTTGTTTGGATTTTATATATCAACATTTGTGCGGAAAAGATCCGTACCAATGAGTGATATCATCCCCACCAGATTAAAGGTGAGGGAAGCTGAAGTTAAATTAAAAAGAAGAGGATTTCCTAACGAACTAGCCATTGGATATGTAAGATATCCCTCAAACAAATTGGACCCAACATACACAAGGTATATTGTGTACCCGTTTGCAAGAGTTATGGCACGATTACCCCCACCAATAGATATAGCAACCAAGCTACCGAGACTTCCAGCTCCTACAGAGGAGCGATTGGTATCAATAACAAACTTGAATATATCCCCTATTTGTATAGAACTAGGCGTTACAGCTGGATTACCAGTCTGATCATTCGCAAATGTACTAACAGCAAATAGAGATGCAGGAGTAACTACCGCTCCATTCGTACCCACAGATATGTTGCTGTAAATTTGAAGAGCAAGGGGGATAAGCGCTGTACGCGCATTCCTACCCAACTCTCTAAACTCACAGACATACATAATCTTAACTAGTCCTATGGAAATAGCGGGACTGGAAGTATTGTTTGTAGCTACAAACACCTCTCCATCACACTCATCATTAGGATCGGTCTCAATAGGTATCGTGGAACGCCAATTATCACTAGTAGTAGTCTCAAAACTAACAGCTTGCCAAACAGGTGCAATCACTCCTGTGCGTTGATTAAGCACAAAAGGGAAGAAGTTTGCGCCATTAGGATCCAACAAAGGATCAAGTCGGTCCTTCTTCCTGTACACTGCAACCTGTCCAGCAGACCCTGTCCCCACAGAAGGGACATAACAAATTGCCAACCTAGTAAACCGGTACTCTTTATAAATTCTGGCCATATCACAAAGGGTATTTGACCCTAACCCATAAGGATTGAGTGGAAATCCAGCAACTGTTGCCCAGGTGGTATTACCAGAAAAGACGGGAGACAAAGTGGTGACATAATCCTCACCTGTAACTCTCGCCCCATTTGGAATGTAGGTGACCGTAGGTCCCCTCCCCACCATGATTGCTCCTATAGCCGCCGGCGCCGTCGAGAAGTAGGTGGACCTAGACCCCCTTTCTGTAGGGGGTTTTGTGGTTCCACCCATGGCACTGCGCTGTTGCGACTTGGAGGTACCAATGGATTTGACAGACTTTGAGCGCTTGGAGCCACCAGTAGTGGCTCGTTTCGATGCTCTGGTCTTCGACTTAACCATTCGTACAATTCGTATCCTGCAAAGGCGACACCTGCTGTAGCGATAACTGGAAGTGCAACTGTGGAAAGAGCCAAACCCAAGGTTGATTCTGTGAATGCAACGGTGGCAGTAGCTTCTAACAAGTCAGCCTCTTCAAATTCCGCAAGATAAAGGTCAAATTCGGCAAAATCAGAGAAACCAGGAGAATCCAGGTTGTAAAATCAAAAGAAAATTCGAGAGGAAGAAGTGAATTGGTTACGCAACTGATCACGTGACCAACAGTAAATACTTCCTAAAACAAACAACACGGACTCAATTAATAAACACAACAAGAACATAAATTAACTAGTCTTTGTTTGCGAGGCTCCACCAATAGTGATATATTGGATTTTGGACTCGTCGTGCTTGAAAGAATGGTAAGGTCTTTCAGGAGGGCTTTGCATCAATGCGCCTATCACAGCGACTAGGACAATGACTATGATCCACACCATCAATAATGGTGTGGCATCATGCACCACACGAACGGTCACCATTCTAAAAATGAAAGTGTTGAGTGAATGTTACAGTTTCACCAACAACAGTCATAGAAATAGCGGGTTCCGTTTGGATCTTGACGTCACTCTCTTTGAACACAGCAGTTCTGGCAACATCCACATAGGATGTGCCCTCCGACCTTCTTTCCTTCGATCGCCCACGACGTTGAGCTTCTGGATTTTCATTTGTGTTTTCCATTATAAAATAACTAACAGAAAGCAATAAAGATAGAGGTGATGTGGTAGGTATCATGCCCCAGAATACTGTAAGAGGCTAACTTCCTCTTGAATGTCAGTACTGATCCTTCCCATCTTTAAAGGATGGAAATTCTCCTCCAGGGCAACCTGTTCATCAGGGAGAAGCCCAAAAGCCAGCCAAAAGGAGTACCGGGAATAGCTAGTTGGTGTGGCTCCAGTAAAAGCTGCACTGCGTGAAAACTTATATTTCCACTGCTCACGCAAACTCTCAGACAAGTCAGACGACAGTTTCTCTTGTTTAGCAAGAGGGAACTGCTGAAAGAACTTAGACAATACTGGAACCCCATCATTCATGCTACGCCCACCACTACCCACTGCGCTAACCCAAGCTCTCATGTGTTTCTCAGAAGCCAGATCGTTGATAGAGTGTAAATCTTTAGACATAGATTGATGGAGATTTCTAATCATACGATAAGAATCTCCCACCAACACAGGTCTAGTCTGGCAGAACTCGAGCCTTTCAAGCTCATAAACAGAAGGTTCCACTTTCATTGTGAATCCCAGCTCCTTATAATACTCGATCAACCCTGTTCTGACCAAACTCTCAAACTTACGTTCCACAACCAACATGCAGTCATCGCCATTGTTTGCTAACCTAAAATGTTGAATGCCCAACTTAGAGCACCAATTATAAACGGTAGCACACATAATATAGCAATTTCCACTTGATGTGTTCATATCACCTGACATTCTGCATCCTTCCACTTCATAGCGGATTTCACCATCAGGGCATCTAGCCAAACCACGGTTGTTGATTTGCCATTTCAACAACCGCTGCAACCCCTTTCGTTGTGATTGGGGAAACATGGTAGGCCAGATTTTGTGCTCAAATTCCAGTGCATCTCTAGATATATGCTGATCAAATCTGCTGGCATCCATTCCTATGCCAACAGGTTCTGAAAAGCTTTCCCACATGCTCTGGAATTCCTGTCCAGCCTCATCAGAATTGAGACCTTTGAAGATGGTTCGTCCTCCAAAAAGTTGATTGATACCCTTAAACAGATACTCCTCACTATGTCGCAAATAGCGTCCCACTTCCACATTATACCTAGGATCCCTAGGTTGTATCACCCGTGGAGCGGGATCGGGTTTGGCTGAGATATTCAATTTCTCAGCTTTAACGAACGTACTAAGCCAGGCATCCTTTTCCCTTACGGGAAGCATCTCTAACGACTCCACTGCCTTCTGGTACCTTTCTAACTTGCGACCCGTATAAAATCCAAGGAATTCCTTGTATGTCATGCGGGTGGTCTTGGTCAAAATTGGCACCAAAAGATCGTGGAACCGGGACAACTGGTTAAACGCACCGGGGGTGGGCTTTGGTGTAGGTTGAAGTTCTCCATTAACTTCCACCATAAAGAGCCTTTCCACCAATCCCCGCCGAACATTACCCAATGAGTGATCATGCACTCCGTACCGAATATGAGTTCCCATCCCAGTAAATCGGTACAATTTCCTGGGTTTGGCGAGGGGAGGTCCTTCAATCACACGCATCCCTCCTGGATTCCCTCTCACTGTGGGAGTGGTAAATCCGCGTGTGATCAATAGGCCTCCCTATTTAGGATCAAAGGAGCCCAACAGGGCCCGCTTATCCTTCATCTCAGCACACTGTCTTATACTGGCAGCTAAGAAATCACTGTCCAATGGAATAAAGCATGCTGCTACCGCTAACGGGGTCTGGTGAGCAATATGTGATGGTCGCACTCCATGCTTGATCATCTCATCACGACACAATCTAGCATACACCAGTTCATTGGCCTTGTTATTTGCTAGAAGTCCAACCTTGGCCTTGGCTAGGTGAGCTACGCGAACTGCATAACTAATACGTTTGTGGGATTTTACCCGTCTTACTCCCTCGTCCGCGGGATCCGCAAACAAGTCAGCATCCTTGGCTTCACCTACAAAGGTAGATTGGACATCATCACAAAACATGGTTTCAAACTGGAACATGCTGACCATGCTCTTGAAAGTCTGAGCAGTGGCAGGATGTACAGTCACCTTAACTGCAAACACACACCTGAATGCACGATAGCATCCATAGCAACACGCACACACGAGACAGACAAACGTAGTGTTGTTGGCAATGTAGATAAGAACAGAGAAAAGTAGCATCAAAGCATAAGAAATGCTGTGGAGCATGATAGCCACAATCGACTCCATAATAATCACTGATTAACGAGAAACTG